ACCTTTGGCATGAGTGTAAAGCTCTTATGGGATGCAACAACCGACACTATTTGTTGGGACTTAAATGCAAACTATGCAGATTCAGAAGATTTTACTGAGTTTGGCGGTCTAGCAAATACATCGGGCAGTGGTAAAACAGGTGATATAAACCTGACTACCACAGGTGCAGGCAGTGGTGACTCCTATGTTATCGTGCTTACGCTGATCAAAAACTATGGTAGTTAATATTTAAAGTAGCAATGTTTCGGCATTGCTACGCTTTTGGATATGGCTGAAAAAAAGAAAAGAAAAGCTAAAAGCATACCCAAGACCACAAAAGGTAAGGGAGCTAATTATCGCCCTACTAAAAAGGGTGCAGGCATGACGAAAAAGGGTGTTAAGGCTTACAGAAAAGCTAACCCCGGTTCTAAATTAAAAACAGCCGTAACTGGTAAGGTTAAAAAAGGAAGCAAAGCGGCAAAAAGGCGTAAGTCTTATTGTGCTAGATCACTTGGACAGCTTAAACGCAGTTCGGCAAAAACTAGGAATGATCCTAACTCAAGAATACGCCAAGCAAGGCGAAGGTGGAAATGTTAAATGGCAGTACCTGACAATGTAAAAAATCCAAGTCTTTATAGTAAAGCTAAGTCTAAAGCAAAGGCTAAGTTTGATGTTTATCCATCAGCTTATGCAAACGCTTGGATGGTCAAAGAATACAAAAGAATGGGCGGTCAATATAAAGCACAAGGTGGAATTATGGAAAAAAGTCTTAAACCAATACCCAAAGGCAACAAGGGGTTACCCAAGTTACCTAAACAAGTACGCAACGAGATGGGCTTTATGGCAAATGGTGGCACAGTTAAAAAGGGTGCAGGCGTTAAAAGTTTTATAGCTCGTGGTTGTGGTGCGGTTATGAATGATCGCAGAAAGAAAACCAAGATGCGTGGCTAATGACTAAGCGATCAGGCGGACTCAAGAAATGGTTCAAGGATGAGTGGGTAGACATTGGATCACCAAAAAAGGGTGGTGGCTTTAAGAAGTGCGGAAGAAAGTCTGCAAAAGGATCAAAAAGAAAATATCCTAAATGTGTGCCTAAATCAAAAGCACGGTCAATGACCAAATCACAAATCAAATCAGCAGTCACAAGAAAAAGATCAAAGAAACAAGGTGTTGGTGGCAAACCAACCAATGTAAAAACTTTTGCCAAAAGAAAAAAGTGATAGAATAAGTATTTTAATTAGGAGCAATAATGCACAAGAAAACTAAAGGATATGCTAGCGGTGGTATGGTCAAATCCAAAGGCATGAAAAAAGGTGGCATGATGAAATCAAAGGGCATGAAAAAAGGCGGTGCGATGAAATCTAAAGGCTACAAAAAAGGCGGAAAAATAAGCACAAAAGGTTACAAGAAGGGCGGAAAAGTAAGTAAGTAGTGTCTTATTTATACAGTAATATCCCACACTTTAAGTGTTGGGTGAGAAGAGAGTACACACATAACCATGAGCAATATCATGGTGAGTTTTTGCACGCTATGGCTATAGGCGTTACTACTATGCCAAATCGTTGCTTAGGATTTCATTTAATCTTTACTGGCATAGAAGCAGACGGTGAGCCTGAAGATACAGCACACGGTGGAGCTATGTGGGCAAGAATGCCGATAACCGCTTTGGTTGCAGACACACCATTTGAAGAATGGGCAGAACCTATGGCAGTACATGATGCACAACCATGGGATTGTTCATCACATCATAACTCTGTTTATGTTATAGATAGAGCAACACCCTGCCCTTGGCTTGCAAAAATAGATGGTAAGATGTTTCCTGCGAAGTATTATTTCACTGTAGATTATGCAGAAAGCGAAATAGCTGATGATCCTGCACAACACAAAAGCAGTCATGTATTAGAGTTATTAGACGCAGGTGAATGGACTGGAAATATCGTAGCGTTGCCCAATAATAGGGTAAGAGTTACACACCCTGCTTGGTTTGAAACAGGCAGTGATGCACCCGATTTTAAACCTTCTGCACATATACATTACTCTAAATCTGATTTAGACTATACATTGGATGTAAATCGAGTTTTCGATAATTTATACAACGAGGATTAGGCGTGGCAACTTCAGGAAGTAAAAACTTTGAGCTAGATGTAGCTGAATACATAGAAGAAGCATTTGAAAGATGCGGTCTTGAGCTACGCACAGCATACGATTTAAAAACAGCAAAACGCAGTTTAAATTTATTGTTGGCTGAATGGGCTAACCGTGGTTTGAATCAATGGACTATTTCACAAACATCTATTGCTTTAACACAGGGAACAAGTTCTTACAGCCTTGACTCAACAAATCCAAGTGCTGTGATTGATGTATTGGATGCGTTTATTAGAAGAACAACTAATGGCACTCCAAGTGATTTACAAATGAATCAAATATCAAGAAGCGAATATGCAGCTGTTCCTGATAAAACTGCACAAGGCAGACCATCTCAATATTTTGTAGACAAACAAATTACACCAACCATTTATCTCTATAACACACCTGAGAACTCAACAGACGTTCTTTATGTAAATAGAATTATGCGTATGGATGATGTAGACGCATCAACCGATACCTTACAAATGCCTTTTAGGTTCTATCCTTGCCTTAGTGCAGGATTGGCTTACTATCTATCCTTAAAAAAAGCTCCTGAAAGAACGGGCATGTTAAAACAACTCTATGAAGAAGAGTTTGAAAGAGCTTTGAGTCAAGATGAAGATAGAGCATCGTTTAGAGCAACCCCTGATACTAGGGCATACGATTACGCATAATGGCATTCGCATCGGAAAAGAATGCGTATGGTATCTGTGATAGATGTGGTTTTAGGTATGGCTTGCGTGAACTAAGAAAAGAATGGAATGGATACAGAACCTGTCCTGAATGTTATGAGCCAAAGCATCCACAACTTGATGTAAAAAGAAATCTTGCTGATCCTGAAGCCTTAAACAATCCAAGAGTTGATACAAGCGTAGTGCCTAGAAATTTTACGGTTTATACAAACTGGGACTTGGGCATTATAGGTACAGCACTTACAACTCCTAACGCTTTAAGTTCGTCTCTCGGAACCATTACAATTACGGGTGCTACTGGGTCAACTCCATCTCCATCTCCGAGTCCTACCCCGTCACCAACACCCTCACCTTCGTACACAACATACACGGTAACCGTGGCTAATTATCTTGGCTCAAACTATTTTTATATTGATGGCAGTAGAGTAGCTACTCTTAATTTAACTGAGGGACAAACATATAGATTTGATCAATCGGCAAGTAGCAACAGCAGTCATCCATTAAGATTTTCTACAACATCAGATGGTACACACAGTGGTGGGTCAGAATATACCACTGGAGTTACAACCAATGGTACAGCAGGGTCATCAGGTGCATATACACAAATAGAAGTGGCATCATCGGCTCCAACATTGTATTATTATTGTACCAATCACTCAGGCATGGGCGGTCAAATTAACACGGTTTAATCATGAGCTTTACATTAACAACATTAAAAACAGCTATCCAAGATTATCTTGAGACTGACGAAACTACTTTTGTAAATCAGCTTAATACATTTATCACACAGGGCGAAGAAAGAATATTTAAAGTAGTACAGCTACCTGATCAAAGAAAAAATGTTTCAGGTAATTTGACGGCAGATCAAAGGTTTTTAAACACGCCAACAGATTGGTTGGGTAGTTTTTCATTGGCGGTTATAGATAGTGGTAGCTATACTTACTGCGATTTTAAACATAATTCTTTTATTAAAGAATATTCATCAAGCACATCAGCAAGAGGAAAGCCAAAGTATTATTCAATATTTGATCAATCAAGCTTTGAGGTGTCACCAGTTCCTGATCAAGCCTATGATGTAGAGCTTCACTATTTAGCAAGACCAAAATCAATAACCGATGGTACTGTAGAATACAATGGTGTTAGTGCTACAACTTATTTATCCACAGAGGCTCCTGATACTCTTCTATATGCATGTTTGGTTGAAGGTGCAATATTTTTAAAACTGCCACAAGCAGAGATTGGCATATTAGATTCTAAATTTAAAGAAGCTTTAGGTAGGCTGAAGAACTTGGGCGAGGGCAGAGATACAAGAGATGAAATGAGGTATGATTCGCTTAGAATTAATGTAACTTAATTTTCTTTTTGAGAGGAGAAAAATGAAGAGAATAAAAAAACTTGAAGGCAAGACCGTAGCCATTGTTGGCTTGGGTCGCAGTTGGTTTGATTATAACTTGGCTAGATCACACGGTGATAACTTTGATGAGGTTTGGGGAATTAATGCTGTAGGCTCTGTAATATTTCATGATCGCACTTTTATGATGGACCCACCATCTAGGTTTTTAGATACTGATGATGCAGGCGGTCAAACCAGTGGCATGAAAAGAATGCTGACTACAGGCGATAAGCCCATTTATACCTGTGAGCTTGATGAAAGAGCAAAAAATTTGGTTCTTTATCCAATAGATGAAATTGTTGCTGATCTTAATTGTTGTTATTTAAATAATACTGTTGCCTATGCAATAGCATTTGCTTTATGGAACAGGGTGGGTACTTTAAAAATATATGGAGTGGACTTTACTTATAAAGGCAATTTACATTTTGCGGAATCGGGTAGAGCCTGTGTAGAGTTTTGGCTATCTAAATGCATGCATGCAGGAATGCAAGTGGGTGTAGCAGGATCATCAACACTGCTAGATACATGCATTGAAACAAGAGAAAAACTTTATGGCTATCATAGATTAAAAGACCCGTTGGTTCCCTTGATGGATGGCGATAAAATGATTGTAAAAAAAATGAGTGAGCTAGCGATTAATCAATCACCAATAGAACCACAACTTATTGGAAGACATGATGATAAAACTAGCCCAGTTGAACCAAAGGAGTGGTAAATGATTGAAGATACGGCTTTAGGAAACATTGGTGCGATTGAGGTACACACCACGAATGAGGGCGGACATCCAGTAAGTTTTTGGGCTAAACTATGTGTAGATAGAATTGTTCATGTAAGTGAAGATGCTCCTGAGCAAATACAAAAACAAGTAAAAGAGTACAAAGATAATATTGAAAAAGTTATTGAACTATATATGCAAAATGCCATAAAATCTGATAGGATTACAATTAACAATCAATTAGAAAAAGCAGGTTTTAAAGATTCTGCTGATTTAATTAGGAAACTATAATTATGGCAATTACATCAACACTTACAACAAGCTTTAAAAAAGAGTTACTTGAAGGTAAGCACAACTTTTTAGCGTCAGGCGGAAACTCATTTAAGCTAGCCTTGTATACAAGTTCAGCAACATTGGGTGCTACCACAACTGCTTTTACTACAACTGGTCAAGCCAGTGGCACAAATTACACTTCAGGTGGGTCAGCTTTAACTAACATTAATCCTACAAGCTCAGGAACTACTGGTTTTACTGACTTTGCTGATTTAACTTTTGGTACAGCTACTATCACTGCGAGGGGTTGTATGATTTATAACGACACCAATGCTGACAGATCGGTAGCCACAATTGATTTTGGTGGCGACAAAACTTCAACAGCAGGTGACTTTACAATTGTATTCCCTGCGGCGGCGGCATCAACAGCTATTATCCGAATCGCTTAATAGCAATGAAACATGCCATACGCAAAGTTTCAGTTTAAAGCAGGAATTAATAGAGAGGGAACCGATTACACTAACGCAGGCGGATGGTTCAATGCGTCTTTAATTAGGTTTAGAAAAGGCTTTGTTGAAAAATTAGGTGGTTGGGCAAAAAATACTAGCAATTCATTTTTAGGAACTTGTAGAAATTTATTTGCTTGGATTTCTTTAGCAGGAACAAAATATTTATTTCTTGGCACGCATTTAAAATCTTATGTGCAAGAAGGTAACAACTTCTATGACATCACCCCAATAAGACTAACCACAAATGCAGGAGATGTTACTTTTTCTGCAAGCAATGGTGATGCAACAATTACCGTTACAGACACAGCACACGGTGCTGTACAAAATGATTTTGTAACCTTTTCAGGAGCAGTCAGTCTTGGTGGCAACATAACAGCTACTGTACTCAATCAGGAATATCAAATAGCAACCATTGTAAATGCTAACTCTTATACGATAGAAGCCAAGGACACTAGCGGTAGCACTGTAACAGCAAATGCAAGCGATAGTGGTAATGGGGGTGGTAGCGTAGTAGGTGCTTACCAACTTAATGTTGGGCTTGATAATTTTGTGTCATCAACTGGTTGGGGTGTTAATTCTTGGGGTTCAGGTGCATACGGGTCTGCAAGTTCTTTAACCTTTACCAATCAACTTAGATTGTGGTCATCTGATAATTTTGGCGAAGACCTAATATTGCATCCAAGAGGCGGAGGTATTTTTTACTGGGATTCTTCAGGTGGTACATCCGCAAGAGCAGTCAATATAACATCTTTATCAGGAGCCAATCTATCTCCCACCGTTGGATTACAATCCATTGTTTCTGAAACAGACAGGCATGTATTTGTTTTAGGTGCCGATCCTCTTAATGACGCAGGAACGGCTAGAACGGGAGCCATTGAT